ATTCATATTTTCGCTTTTCCGTGTAACATCTAAGTAATGGCTAAAAAAGGTACAAAAATAGAAACTGTTATCAGGTCACGCAAACTTGGCGAGATCATCGCTAGAGGTGGCCGTAGATCCGATTGCGTTAGATATGCTTCCAAAAATTGGGGGGTCAGTTCTAAAACAGCTGACAAGTATTTAGAGATAGCGAGAGCCGAAATGAAAGCTGACTGGGATATGGAAAGACCTGAAATGGTGGCAAATCTTTTAGCGCAGGCTGCAACGTTACAAATGGAAGCAAGAGAAAAAGGTCATCTGCATATTGCTCTTGGTGCGATCAATACAGCAGCTAGACTTGCACAGATTATTTCGTGAGCATTTTAGATACAGTTCAACCTGGAAAAGTCTTATATGAAATTGGTGCATATAATCTTCCTACAACGCAAGAAACGATAGAAAGAATTTATCAAGGTTTGCTTCCGCATCAGGCAAAGTTCTGTCAAGACATGGATCATAGAAAACTAGCTCTTGTCTGTGGATTCGGTGCTGGTAAAACTTATGCTTTATGTTCAAAGGCTGTAATGCTTGCCTGTTTGAATATCGGTCATGTATCTGCTGTTTTTCAACCGACAGCGCCCATGCTAAGAGATATTTTAATTCGTACATTCAATGAATTATTAGACCAATGGCAAATACCTTACACATTCAGAGCATCACCGCTTCCTGAATATCAACTTTCCTGGGAAGAAGGAACACATACGATTTTGCTTAGAACAATGCTTACATATCAAAGATTGCGAGGCCAAAACTTGTGCGCAGTGGGATTTGATGAGGCAGATACTATCCCGAAACGAGATGCGGAAAGTGCAATGAACATGGCACTTGCAAGACTTAGATCTGGAAATGTTCAGCAGTTCTATGCAACAACAACTCCTGAAGGTCATGGCTGGGCTTTTGAAACTTTTGAAAAAAATAGAAAATCTGATACTGCATTGATCCAGGCAAAGACGGCTGATAATCCTTATCTACCTGACACATTTATTCCGTCTTTGTACGAGAATTATCCACCACAGTTAATTAAAGCTTATCTTCTTGGCCAATGGGTCAACCTCACAAGCGGTCAGGTTTATAACAGGTTTTCCAGGGAGCATCATGTCATTAATAAAATACCGTTTGATATCAAGATGGAGACTTTACTTTGCGGTATCGATTTTAATGTGATGAACTGCAACTGCGTCATTGGTGTGAGAGATGGTGACAAGCTGGTGATCATAGATGAAATATCCAAACAAAAAGATACAGATGCGTTGGCACAAGAGTTACTTAGACGTTATCCTTCAAACAGAATATTAGTTTACCCTGACGCTAGTGG